TCGCCTTTGGCACCGATGTAGTTATGTTTGCCAGACGTGTGCTTCCCGAAACCACTTTCCAAGCAGCATTGTGCTGCTACCAGCTCTGGATAGCGAGCACCATATTTACGGGCCGTCTGGAAGCATTCGTCCCAGAAAGCCCGATTAGAAGGCCACATGGCTCAGTCCTTAACGCGAAAAATTGCCTTGAGGCCAGTCAGCAGAAGCTGGATGATATTGTTTTCCTTGTAGGGAGTGCGTTCGATGATTTGGTCGGCGGCAGCAACAAGAATGCCACCAATTACGAACCATTCAATGCCGCTCATGATGAGAGATGCAATGGGGATATAAATAGCCTAGCGTTCAATCTCTAGATTACGGACTCTATTTTCCATCTCGCTCATCTTGTCTGTGAGAGTGGAGAGCTTTTCAGTGACGGTTTCAATTTGCACTGCCACTCTTGCTTGTTGAGTGCCCACCGCAATGAGCATAGCTCCAGTTGATAGAAGCATGCCAGCCGTAACCGTGGCTACGAAATTTGCAAGGCCGTCCTTGAAACTGTCCATAGCCAACGATCAATACCTTCATTCTATAGAAGAACGCGAGCTGTTAATTAACGTTAAACTATGGACAAGACAACTAAATAGTGCCATGCCAAGAGCGAATGGTCCTGATGAGCTGCTTTATTCTCTCATTGAACTTCGCCCTGGTGACGCAAAACGCAGGTTCCGCAAGAGCATTTTTGAGGACTATTTCTTGAGAGGACCATTCGGGCAATGCGCTTGTGCATATTGCGGAGAATGGAAAGAAAAGCTTACGATTGATCACATTGTTCCAAAGAGCAAAGGCGGTCCGCATTTCTCGCGTTGGAACATGATTCCAGCATGTAAGAGCTGCAATTTGCGGAAAGGAGACTTGCCACTGTTGGAATGGTGGCGCGTGCAGCCTTTCTGGACTGAAAAGCGCGAGGAGATTTTGATGGCATGGGTGTATTGCAATAGCTTTATCAGCGCTCACACTGACCAGAAGGAATTAGAAGCATGGTGCGAGAAGAAAGGGCTCATCCTGCCGCTGCATCAAACAATTGAGCATGAAAAAGCCCCCTTATGGGGGCTTTGTTGCAATGCTGCTTAGTCTTCTACTGGGGCGAAGGTGACTTGCCTGCCGGGAAGATCGTAGCGAATGCCTGGCATGGGACAAAACCCTCCTTCGCATTGTTGAGAAGCGTTCTCAAGAGCTTCAACAGCTTCTTGTTGTGGCTCGTTCTCCATGGTGAAGATGAGAAGATCGAGATACCAGCTTGCTTTCTTCAAATCTTCCAAGCCGTTCTTGTCTTCATAGCGCCAAACATATTTAATGATATTTCCCTTTAGGAAACCCCTAAAGTCGTCTTTGTCCATTGAGGCTTCGATGGCCTCAATACATTCAATGCCACCGTTCTTGGCATAATGACGGGGATTTTTCACTGGGTCGTGCATAGTTAGAACGAAGATTGGTGAAGATCGAAAGCCTCGAAGGCTTCTTTAAATAATGGACGGGCGAGCGTGCTCAAAGATTGAGCATAGGCCTGAATTTCGCCTTGGCTATCGGCCTTGTCTCGCAATGAAATGAAATGCAACAAAGCTTGCAAGCTACAGGTCCAGGTGAAGGACGTGTAGGTGGACATCGGCAGGATACCCCGTGCCTGCTCTTTGCTCACTCCTAACGTCAGCAGCGCCTTGTAAGCCTGCTTGGTTTGCTCTAGAGCCTTGGCGTATTCGATCATCGCCACTTGGTTCATGCTGGGCTCTAGAGGCCCACTAGAGGCCTGCTTGTTGCTGGGGCTTTGCTGGCGGAATTCACGAGGCATGTAATAGGCTTCGTCGTCAGCTTCGCAGTAGCGAAAGCTTTTCTCGTTCCAGCCAAGCGTGTCGTTGGCGAACGTGCCACCAATCACATGCTTCCACCATTGCCGGCAAACATACAGCGGAGCTTTCACTTGCCATTTTGTGACCACGCCACGAAATGGACTAGTGTGCTGATGCTTGACAAGATAATTAAGAAGCTTCTGGTCCTTTTCGGACCATTCGCTGCTCGTTTGGTCAAAGCTCTGACGAGCATCGCAAACAATATCAAGCGAGCTGCCCATCCAATCAATGAGACGCACGAAGCTGATGCCATCCATCAGCGGATCCATCTGATTCATTATCAAGTTTTGTCAGTAGCGATGAGAATGCGAAAAGTGATGGCAATTAGGAACCACTGCCAAAAGCCAAGCGTAAAACTTGGAGCCAGTAGACCCACGCAAGTGCTTAGCAGCCATGCTCGCAAGCACATGACAGTGAAAATGGCAAGAATTTCTCCTGCAAGTTTGGAGAAATCTTTAAGCAAGTCGTCAGTTGTTTTGGTAAGCACTGGTGATCAGCGAGAGGGGCCGAAGTCGTTGCAAACTGATTGTAGGAGCAATGTCCGTAGCCGAATGCCAGCGTACTCGTGCCTTCTTGGCTCGTCCGCTTGCATCAAAGCTTTCAATGGTGCCAACAATGGAAGAGGGCATCCACCCTGCTGCTGTACGTTGTACGTACACCACGTCCTGTCCTGGAAGCCATTCATGGTTGCGAGGCGTGCGAGGGAGCTTGTAAGGACGGTAGCCCGTTCCGCATTGTACGGCATTCTTCCCATCGTCCACCCGATAAACAAACCGTTTGCCAAACTGCTGCATGGCTAGGCTAAACGAAACAATGCAAGGACAATGAGCACTTTCTCTATCCCAGTGGGCCTAAAATACAATGGTCAAGATTGTATTGGCATTATGGGGCCTTTTGAGCGGAGCATGGAACGAGACTTTGCTCTCGTTGCTAATAAAAAGGCACTGAGCGAATGCAATGACGTTGACAAGCTGCGAGAAGTGGCTTGCACGATGATGGAGGGCTGGAGCAATATGCAAGAGGCCGTCACGTCGCTGGTGAAAGAGAATCTTGAACTGCGTCAAGCTATGCAGCTTCAAGAGCGTGATTTGAAAGCCGCTGATGAGCTGCTTGGTGAAGCTGCTGAAGCCGTTACGCAGTTCGCAATGAAGCAGCAATCCGCTCAAGCCAAAAAATTTCCTTGGCCGTTTGGGTGGTAAGAAGGAACACTTTCCAGCCTCCCATTGTTGCCAAGTTGAATTTTCTGCAGTCCCTTTCGTAGCCGCTAGCTCGAACGTGCCTGCCGCCGTTAAAGGTTCCCCCTTGGATTTCGACAATTGACCGCGAGGGAATGTGAGCAAAGTCTGCTCGATAACGCTTTGATCGCTTGCTTTTAGCGTAGCGTTCTTGAAAGTCCGTTTCCCAAGTGGGAATGTCGCTGTATTCCCGAACCAGCGGAAGGTCGGGATAGCGAACCTGCCAGAGGCCAAGGAATTGGTCTTCTAACAGGCTCATTGAATGCGCTCCTCACGCCCTTGCCGGACCGAAGCCTGCCGCTCCGAGCCCCGCCTTGGCTAACCGTGCCTTGGCAGAAACCAAATACTAGCACGCTTGGCCCAACTTCCAGTCCATGTCAACGCCTTTTCCTAAATTACACCAGTCACATAGCGTTTGAAGGTTGTCCTCGTTATTGCTTCCACCTTTAGAGATTGGTATGCGGTGATCAATGTGCAAAACGCAACTTGGATCATTTTGTGGACTTCGCCCGCAATCGACGCACCTATATTTATCGCGCTCAAGGATGATCCTTCTAGTTTTTAAGGATAAAGTTTTTCTCCTATTGCCCTTAGCCAAGCCGCGGCTGGCCTTTTTGTCACTGCCTGATTCGCATATTGGCTGTTGTTCTTTGAATTCTTGCAGTCGTTGTCGAATTCTTCCGCGTTGAGCATTGTTGTATTCATGCAGGCCAAACACTATACGATCTATAGCCGGAAAATATAGCGATTTTCTTGATTGCTCTAAGCTCTCCAGTGTACGCGAAAGCAATGCCATGTAGGATTCTGCCATGTCTTGTTTTAGCGAAATACAGGTGTAGAATTCATCTCCATCTGATATAGATTTTCTGTTGTTCAGGAAGATTTCTTTGCTCAAGCACGCGCGTAAAACATTCTTGTGCCAATCTTCCCCCAAGAACAAAAAGCAAGTTTCAATGCAGCCCCAAAAGTCGTGATCGTTTTTATTCGGTATCGCGCATAGCTCGCAGTATGCCATTGGACTGTCTTTTTTCTTTATCGCCATTCCCGGCTCCATGAGATACTGGTGATAGAGCCCGTC